AAGACAGGTTCATAGTCAGCATCAAGTCTTCTCACTCGAATAGTGCTCATTTATCCCGCCTTTGTTTTAGCTGTGCTGTAGTTTGCAAGAATAGGAGTCATGAGAACAGCAGGGACGCCAGTGACTCCTCCACCTGCAACTACACCAGAATGAGTATGGGCATCATAGAGAGTAGCAAACCTCTCATCAATGAGCTTCTTCAAGGCAGCAGCATTACTAAGTTCTACAGTATCAGCAGATACCACAACCTTAGCAGCTTCAACTCTTACCTTAACAGTGCCAGCTGCATTCCTTAGTTCTGCTGCTGTAGTGCTGTAAGAGGTTATGACAGCCGGTTGGCTCTTTACTCCACAGATAGCAAACCCATCACTTAGATCGTGGCGCCGTCTATCCATCTGGTTCTGTACTCCCCCAGACTGGTACCAAGCATCAAAGCAATTGTCCCCAAAGATGACAAGGCACTCATCCCCAGCAGTCACAGGTAGAGTAAGAGAGAATCCACCAGCACTCATTGTGATGACAGGAACATCAACCAGAATAGGAATTTCAATATCTTCAACTTCGCGTGATTCTGAGTTCAATACTTTCTCTCGAATGGCCAATCTGACTGTGGCTGTCTGCTTGGCAGCATCGAAGCTCTGTATTATTCCAGGAGCAGCAACCCGTAAGGAAGAAGAGAAGCCATCAAACATCTTCCGAAGGAACTCAAGTTCATCCTGGAGTCTTTCAGGTACAGTTATCAATTTGTATTCTCCTTGCTGCTTCTTACAAAGTCTGGTATAGCTTCTCCAGAAAGACCAAGAGGAGCCTTACCACCTTTGTTAAGACATATAGCATCAGTGTACCATTCCTGACCACGAGTGTCGCCGGTATGAGTTACCCCAATAACTATACCAAACATGTCCTGGTCAAGCATAGATATATACTGTCCTTGTATAGCTTTCTCCTGCTGTATGATGGAGTGATCTAGCTTTATCCTCATACAAGGATTTGTTAGTCTGATGTCAGGATTGAGAAGACATCTGAACCTGAATCCATTTTCAATCTGCTGAGGTGTTCCTATGAGTCCAGTTTCAGGAGTAATGACAAGAGCTTCATCCTGAGAGACATCAGTCACTTTCATGACATCAAGCTTCCCATCATTAATATAGAATTGAGCACTATTATCCAAGGATATTTCCCGTGCCTTATCTCTCCAATCACCAAATACAATCTTACCTCTGGGTGCTTGTCCCTTCTTTAGATCGTCAGTTATATGATTGATGGGTATTGCTGTCCTTGCGCTCTTTGCCATATTTGTTATTACAGCATTGTAGTCATACCCAGCACCCATAGCAAAGTTGACAAAATTCATATGAAGAAGACTGTCCCCATCAATACAATGAAGTCCTAATTTATAATCAACTACATTCTCCCGGTCCCAAAGAGGCTGGAATATTTCACCATCAAATATCTTGCCATATGCTCCACTCTCATATCCAGCCTCAACTATAACTCTATTCCCTTCTCGAATGATAGCTGTCTCAGACTCTGAAGAAAGGTTATAGATCGTAATGCTGGCATAGTTTACTGACTGAATGGCTTTCTTCTCAATGGTAAAAGTGCATCGAAGATCAGAGACATCAAGAGAAGTGTTGTCATTGTCAGCTATCAGTATCCGATATTTGCGAAGGTAGTTGTCCATTAAAACACAGTATCTCCCCACACAAGAATAAAGTCAGTCCCAAGGTTGCTGTCAGTTGGATACTCTTCTTGAGTATGGCTTGCATTTATTAGGTAAGCACTGCCAATCCTCAAGTATGAATATTGCCCAAGGATATTCATAGAAGGGAGGAGAGGAATTGAATCAAGGATGGTAACATTGGTGCTTGGATTTAAGATTGTCATGACCCAATAGCCAGCAACCTCATTGAAGATAATCTTGAATCCAAGGGTAATGTTTTCCCCGTCAACTGTAAGGGTTGATTGAAAGGTCTGGTTAGGATCACTTGTCAGGGGAAGTATTTGTCTCATTTATAATCCCATCTCAGACAGGGCACTGCCAAGCTCAGCAGTCATAGGCTTTGGCTGCTTAACACCCTTCTTAGACTGCCCACTTGTCTGCGGTCTTGAGCTTACCCTTACTACCTTTACCTGTGCTGATATGATCTGCTTAAAGGTAACTGAACAACGCAGACCTTCAATAGTTTTGTAGTCATCAGGAGTCTGTATGTTCTCAATGACCATGTTCTCATAGAAGTTCAAACGAGTCTCAACAATAACCGGCTGACGTTTGTATTGAAGCTCTTTTAACTTCTGAAATGCTGATATTGACTTGGTGCTATATTCTTTCCACCGATCTGGCTGGTAACTGTCCATGACATCAGACATGCCAATCTCAAGTACAACACGTTCAGGAAGTACATAGGAATGGTCAGCTATATTGGCACCATTCTGTACAGGGTGCTCTGTTATTCTTAAAGAGGTTGTGTGATTAGTCTTCAAGATAGCATCGAAGACATGCACAGTTCCACCTGCTTCAATGATTGAAGTCTGTGCTGATGGAGTCCACTGAGGTGGACGATAGGGAGTCTTTTGAAGCTCCACCTCTGGCGGTCTTTTCTTTAAGAGCTTCCATACATTCCAGATCGCATTAATTGCTGCCCATGCGGTGGAAGCTCTTGTTACTGCAGTTGGAAATCCCATTATGGCCTCGCAACCTGCCTTGTATTAAGAGAAAGACGTTCACCAGCACTTATCACACCATCACGCACAGACTTGAATATGTCCTGGGTTGTAGCATTTGAGCCTTGTACATTTACAGTAACCCCACCCACATTGATGTCTGTCTTCTGGCTTCCTCCCAAGGTAGGCATACCGGCTGACTGCTGAAGTCCTTGTGATGTCATCGTCTGATAATTGCTTGTGGCACGAACAGCACCAGAAGCCATAGTTGTCATTCCTTCTGCTATCTTGCCAGGAGTGGTCTTTGAACCTTTTGTACTGAATCCTTCAATGCCAGACCAAGCACCAGCAACATCATCCACAATCTCTGAGATGGTCTTCTTGTTAGTTCCTTCGATCTTGCCATAGAGATTATCTATGAGCACCATGGCAGATACAATCCCACGAGTTATGAAGTCAATAGCCTTAGTCATCAAGCCCCAGATGGGAGCTAGAGTCTTGCTGCTCTTCCTTCCATCTATATAAGCATAGAAGTCATCAATGAGAAGCAGCAAGGCTGACACGATCTTTATAGCAGGAGAGATAGGAGCAAACGCCACAGCAAATGCTATTGCTACCTTCTTGCCCCAGTCTGGCATCATGTCCCATATCTCTTTGAAGCCCATGAAAAGGTTTTTGACAAAGCGAAGAGCAGACCCAATAAGCTGGATGACTACTGCTATGATCCTTGCTACCTTCTCAGACCACTCAGGCATGTGGGCTTGGATCCAATCATTCATACCGGAAAGACCAGCCTTGATCTCCTTGAGAGGACCGGCTAGATACTTGAACAACTGGTGCCCAATCCACTCCATGCCATATGTTATTTCAATCTGAAGACGCTTGAACTCAAACTGGATGGAGCGTATATACTTCAGCTGGGCCTCTGCTTCTTTTGGAGTCTCCATGCCTCTGGCCTGAGACTTGAGTGCAAAGAACTTCTCCCTCAACTCAGGCATCCAAGCAATGTCTTCTAAGGACTCACCAAGGGCATCAGCAGCAATCTTCATCTCCTTTGCTGCATCCTTGGACATGAACATGTGCATGGCAAACTTCTGGTATTCAAGGTCAGCATCAGCTATCTTATTCATCAAGCTGATAGTGGCAAACCCGATAGAAGCAAGGGCAGAAGTCACAATAGTGGTGGCCTTGAGATACTCCTTGGCCATACCGGTGGTGTGCTTCTCCACCTTGTCATCTACGTCCTTGAGTGCTTTATTGAACTTGGCATAAGAGGACATGTCCAGTTCAAACCCAAGGGATACCAGATAGCTTTTCAAGACATCAAGACCGTTCATGCTTGTCCTTTCATCATCTCATCCCATTCCTTAATGCGTCTCTGGTTTTCATTCTTTACTGTTTGCATTTCATGCCAGTCCAGAAGATCTGCAAAGGAATAAGTGCCATCAAAGACTTGGTGCTGCTGCCAAGCTCCTGCCATAAAAGGAGCATAGGCAAACATGTCTACTCTTTTGCACTGGAGAAGTTCAGGCCCTGCGCCACGTTCGCAAACCCCTTCAGCGTGGCTTCCTCGAAAAAAGAAGACACATTGAAGAATAGGGCATGGACAGTAAGAGCAAGAACAGTGCCAACATCATACTCCAGATCAGCAACTCCCCAAGCTCCACTCTCCATCATCACAGCCACAGGAGCTTCCACTGTACCGGCCATCTGCATCTCATGGCATACGCTGAGGCAGTCTTTCTGGAGAGAAAGGAAGTCAGCCTTGCTCATAGAGGCACGGCTGGACATCATACCAGCTGCAAGAGCGTTGACATCAGGAGTCTCAGCCTTGCTCATAGAGGCACGGCTGGACATCATACCAGCTGCAAGAGCGTTGACATCAGGAGTCTCAGCCTTTCCTCCCATAAGCTCTGCGATCATCGGCAGCATCTTTGTCATGACAGTGAAAGCTATGTAACTCCCTGTCAGAGCATCAAACCGGCCAATGCGCCACTTCTTGCCTGCCAGTTCTACAATCTTGAATGGTTCACGTTTTGTGGTCATTTTATATCACCTACAACAATTCTGAATTGTTTATCAGAATTGCTTTGTTCTGCTTCTGCTTCCTTCTTGATTCTTTCAGCATCTGACTTTGTGCCAAAAACACGTTGATAATATCTCCAGGCACCAGTATAGCCAGCACTACCATATTTATATTCAATGACAAATTGTGCAATAGCATCTTTCGTCTTCCTCTTATGTGCCTCTTCCAAATGCATAAGTACACCCATGATAGTTCTCCTTTTATGCTGTCAAGCTCTGAATGTCTGCTGCCATAAGCGTCCATGTCACCATCTGACCATGTGACTGATAGACCTTGTCAGGCACCTTCTGGAAGCTCATGCCCAGGAGCAAATGGCTTGTGCCATCAGCCGTATTGCGAAGGGTTGCACCCATCTGTGCCCACTGGTCAGCCGGTGCAACCATCAAGGCATTATAGGCAGCAAGGAGCCAGCGATGGACATTCGAGGTCTGCTGGCATTGGATCTGGATACTTCCATTGCTACCTGCGATCTTACTCACCATTACAGAGCCATCAGCAGCTACATCATGAGCAGTCTTGTCAGTAGCCATGGCCACCGTCACCTGCCCAACACCTTTCCCATCAAAGGAATAGGCACCCAGTTCAGGATGGGCCACTGCACCTGAAAGGTCAAGAAATGAATAGGTAGTATGCTTTGCCATTGTCTTCTCCTTTTCTTATGTTTAGCGATTGACGTACACGCCGATGAGTACGCTGTGGATTGCGCCAGCTTCCTTCACTGCTATGTAGATGGGAGGAGACTTGCGCAGCTGCCGATCTGCACCACTCTGGGTAGAAAGAGCAGCAGCCTGAACAAGATACCCGTTGGGAAGGAAGTCACCATTGTTCAGGTTGAGGATAGCATTGCCAGTCCACTGGCCAGCACCAAGGAACCCGATCACCTGAGCAATATCACATGCCTGATTGCAAGCATGGATGATCTGGTTGATACCAGCTTCTGTCTGGGGAACTTTCGGATTGCCATAGAGAAGATCCATGATATTAAGCTGAATGTTGTTCTTCAGCATGTCAAGGTTGATGATCTCATCGAAGAACTGCCCGTTGGCCATCTTTCCCTGCTCGAAAATGTTATAGTAGTTGCCATAGGAAAGGTAGAGGTTGCCATTGTTCCCTTCGATGGTGGCAAGGTCAGATGCTGATATTGCGTCTGTCAGCACACCAACCTCATTCTTGAATTTCAAGGTATAAGCAGAGTTTGCCAGGCCAGTGTTTGCTCCCATGGCATATCCAAGGATGGCAGCAATGGCATAGAGAGACTGTGTGGAATACTGCCCGATGGTACGGCTGAACCCTGCGTCCTTGAGGTACTCACAGAGATTGCCAGCCACACCATTGAGCACATCAGCATCAGCAGTAGTGTATCCATACACACTGGTGGGCTCTGCTGTCTCAATGTAGAGAGCTATTTCTTTATGATCTGCTGTAACAGCCTCAGTGGCCATAACAGCATACCACTCAGAACTTTCTATGCGACATGCTTGAATAGCCTCAAGGATAGACTCTCCAGCATCTACCATCCCGATCCAAACATACATAGGAGCAGGATCAGCAGCAAAGTAGAGTGCAGCTGCTATGTACTCAGGATCAGTGATGAGGAACCCGTCAGCCACCATGTCATCAGTGGAAGCATACTTCCTCAAACGATCTCCCACAGGGATTACAGCACTGGGGCCAACAATCAGAAGCTGATTGAAG